GGTTTTTAGTGCTTGTGCTTGTGCTTGACCACTTGTAGGGTCAAACCTTTCATCGTTCATAAATAAAACTCCAGCAGGTCCACCATTTTGGAATGATGCAACGGCAGCGGTTTTAGCTTCGTTACTTCTTGTTAAGTTTTTGGCTGCTGCTCTTAATGGGCTTTGTCCGTATAACTGTCCACCTGTAACTCCCCATTGTGGATTGAAGTATTTATCGTGTAAGATTTCTTTTGTATCAAATGACCACATTTGTCCGTAATATAACTGATACCCAGCTCTTGTTGGGGGGAACACATTGATATTTGCAATGATAGCCATATACTGACTAGGAAGTGCAAATAGTTCAAATGGTTTGCCCTGATTGTTTCCTGCTTCAATAAGTTTGCCATAAATAAAAGAATTACCTGTTATCAATTTAAAACCGCACCATTGTTCTACTAAATCACTCCAGCAATCTTCTTCATTAGGATATTTCAACAACTCGTTTAAGCGTTGGTCTCCTGTGTAAAGTTCGTATGCCTTTTTATGTAAAGTCTCAAGTTCTTTTAGGTTAATGTCTTTTTGTGCAGCTAAAGATTTGTATTTCTTTGCAGCCTTTTCATCTACAACCCTGTAAACGTGGAATGGTGCAATTTTAGCTTTATCAGTAATTAGTTTAATGATTGAATAAACTATATCGTTTGCTACATATCCATCATCAACAAAACTTCTTTGGTCTGCTCCTTGCCAAGTAACTATACCCCTTTCAATTGCTATTTGGGAGTTCATCGGAATTGTTGGAAATAGTGTGTTAATCTTCTTTTTAGTGAAGAAGTCAAATAAACCCATATTATTAGAATTTAAACAAAGTTAAAGAAATTATACTAAAATACACTTACTGAAAATTTAGGTTTGGTTAAATGCGTAAATACTGCATACCTTGAAGCATCTAAAGCATCATCATTTGCTTTTACAGGTTCTTCAATTACATTATCGTTTTTATCCTTTTTCCATTTGTACGACATAAATTCCCTTCGTAAGTTTTTGCTATGAAAGTGAATGTTTATAGGATAAGATTTCATCTTTACTATTCCTGCCCATACATCCTTTTGTGCAGGTTTAATATTAAACCCTTGTCGGTAAAGTTCCTCTATTGATTTGGGTTCGGCTGCATCTGCGTAAATGGTTGCTCGTTCAGGCACTTTCTCTTTTATCAATCTTGTTAGGTCGGATAAGGTAAGACCACTTTGATAAATGATTTCCTCAAAGTAGTTTTCGCCTTCGTGATGTGTAACCTTTATGAGTGCAGCTGGGTGGACATATCCAAAGTCAAGCCCATAGAATACATCGCCTTCAGGTGCGGTGTCGTATTGCTTCCATTGAGTGTAGATAAGTTCTTTTGCTGCACCTCGTTCTCCTAATCCGTAAACCTTCCACATAAAATCATCAGGTAGGTTTTTATACTGCTCAATGTTTTTTATTTGTAGGTCGGATAAGTTTGGCAGGTTGTTTAGGTAGGTAGAATGGATGCGTTTGTTTTCAGGATTGTCGGCTATTTCGTAAACATAATTTATAAAGTCAGCAGGATTCCAATCTAGGAATACCTTGCCTGTGGTTCGCATTAGTAATTGGTCGTATAAAGTTCTTTTTATTAAGTTGGCTTCGTTAATGAATAGCACATCCCTTGCTGGTCCTCTAGCTTTGCTTTCATCTTCTAATCCAAACAGTTCAATGTAAGACCCATTGGGGTAAGTGTATATAAAATCGGAAAAGCTAAAGTCATTGTCTTGCCATAAACCCCAATTCTCCATAATAGATTTAAAGTCTCTATAAACCCCACGCTTGATATGTGGAAGGGAATGCGATACTATTGAAATCCTTGTTTTTGGATTGTTGTAGGCTATCTCAATCAGTAACTGAACAATGGAATAAGACTTTGAACTCCTTGTGCCACCTTCATTGCAAATGACAGGATAATTGCCTTCGTATGCTCTTTTGTTGGCAAAGAATACAGGTGTTGCATTAATCTTCAATTGGTTTGCATCGCTCATCTTGTTGTATTACTATTTGAACGCTACCTTGAATGTTTGCGTTTATGTCGGTTGTTTGTTTTGCTCTGCCTTCTAATCGGTCAAGTATTTCCTGATATGCACGGATGTCGGATTTCATTGCCTTTGCAATTATCTTCATATCTAACTGTTCCGCTATTGTAAAATCCTCATCTTCGCCTGTAACAGGGTTACGCACTTTGGTAACAAGTTGTAGTAAACGCAATAGTCTTGTTTTGCTATGTTCAACTCCTTTAGGTTTCCCTGCTGGGTTTCCTGATACTCCTTTAGGGAATGGGGTTAAGTTTTCGGGATTCGGCATTATCGTTGTATTATCACTGAATTACAAAGGTAATCCGTTCTTTTTGATTATTAAGGTTGAGTCAAGTTTTAGCATCCTATCTATGATAACTTGGCAGTACTTTGGGTCTAATTCAGTGCCATAACATTTGCGACCTAGTTGATGCGAAGCTATCATTGTTGTACCTGAACCTAAAAATGCATCAGCAACCAAATCTCCTGATTTTGAACTATTAGTTATTTGATAGGCAATTAATTCAACAGGTTTCATTGTTGGATGTTCTGCATTTCTATTTGGGCGGTTAAATTCAAGTATTGTTGTCTGCTTCCTATCTGAATACCAACTATGAGAAGCACCCTCTTTCCAACCATATAAACAAGGTTCGTGTTTCCATTGGTAATCTTGCCTTCCCATCACCATTGAATTCTTTACCCATATAAGGCATTGTTTAACCATAATACCAGCATCTGCCATTGCTCTTCTAAAATTAGCACCTTCGCTATCAGCGTGCCAAACATACCAAGAACCTCCTGCTTTAGTATAAGAACCTAATGCTGTGTAAAAATCATATAAAAATTGATAAAAGTCGCCATCTCCCATACTATCATTTTGAATAGTTAAGGCATCTTTAGTCTTTCCTGTATAAGATACGTTGTATGGGGGGTCTGTTATTACCAAGTCTGCTAGTTCAGAGCCAAAAATTTTACCCCAATTGTCGGTTTGGGTACTTGACCCGCATAAAAGTTTATGTTGCCCTATTTCAAAGATGTCGCCTAAAACTATATCCGTTTCACTTCCCCCTAAAGGCACATCAAAGTCATCTTCTTGGGCTTCTGCGTTTTTTATGGCAAAGTCAGGAATATCCAACCCCCATTCGGTAAGTTCTTCTACATCCCAATTATTAGCTAGGTCATTCCAATCCCACTCTCCATATCCTACATTGTCTTTTACAATAAATTCCTTTTTCTTTTCCTCGCTTAAATTGTTAGCGTGAATTACAGGAACATCGGTTAACCCAGCTTCAATACAAGCCTTTAGTCTCATATTGCCACCTAATACCATATTATTCTCATCAATAACAATTGGTCGGAGTTCAAGCATTTGGGGAAAATCTTGGATTGACTTAACAAGTTGTTTAAACTTGTGGTCTTTAATCAGTCTAGGATTGTTTGGGTTTGGTTTGATTTCGTTGATGTTCATTTGTACTTTTCTATTAGTTCGTTTAGTTCAGTTCTTGACCATTTCTTTATAAGCCTGTGTTGGCTTTCAAGGTGTAATACCATTCGTTCGCCTATCTTATCAATAAGGTTTCTGCGATAGCCTATAAGGTGGAATTGGTCAAAGCCGTTGCAGGATTTACATTCTCCATTTACATTGTATTCATCAAACCTTAATGCAGAACTTCCCTTGACAGGAACATAATGCCCAGCATCCATACTTTCATAATCTCTAACCTGATTGCAACTAATACAAGTAAAATATCCATCTTGACTGTCTCTTGTCCTAATGTAGCGGTTAAATATTTGTTGAGCCTTTGCGGTTAATCTTGGGATTGATTGTAAAGCCATAACGCAAAATTAGGGTTTAACTCGTACACGAACAACTAAATGCAGGATTAAGGTCGGTAAGGTCTTGTCCTTTAAATAAATCGTTTTGTGCGTAGTTTAATAATTGTTTGTAGGTTGTATCTTGAAAGTATGTGTGTCCTTTACCTTTTAATTTGCTCAATTCCTCATCCTCAATCCATTCGTTAGCTAATTCAGGATATGACCTTAAAATATTTATTACTGCATTCTTGCCTTTAAGAAAACATAAAGTGCAATTTCCTAATATAGCTGGAATTTCCAAAGTGTAAGGTTTTTTACTCCAATAGTAATTTACATTTTCTTTATTTATTCCTTGTTCGTATAAAGGGAATACAGGATGAATGTATGCTTGTCGTTTCTCATAGCCTTTAACCCTTCGTTCTTCATCTGCCCTAAATCCTACCATCCACTCATAATCTTGTTTTCCGTAATTTGCCCTTAACCATCTTTTAGCGGTTTTAATTTTTAGTTCAATGGTGCATTCCCTTTTAACCCTATTAGGTATTAATCTCCATTTCTTATGCTCTAGCATTCCCCTAAATCCACCTTCGTAACTTATTCTTGTTACAGGTATATTTTCGTATGCTTCAAAGTCATTAATGAATTTATATGTTTTTGGATGTTCTCTTTGGGTATCAGCAAATAAAACAATATCCCCTTCACGATAGTTCATTATTGTCATCAATGCACTTGTCTTGCCTCCGCTAAAATTTATTACCCTTTGCATTTGCTATGTCGTTAAGAAGTGTTTTTAATGGTATTAAAAATCCTTTGGAAGTGTCGTTATCACCGCCATTTTTAAGGAATAAGTTTTCTTTATAGTAAACCCTACAAACTTGTTTTAGTGCTTTAGTTGGGAATATAAAAGATATGTCAAGTTCATCTATTCTATAAATCCAATACTCTGCGGTGGTGGTTGCTAATCCGCTGGGCTTACCTCTTGATTCGTATTCAAAGAATAAGTTTCCTGTTTTATGAATTAACCTATCGTTTTTTACTTCAATATGTTTACCATCGGAAAACATATAATTTATTAAATCTTCGGCTTTTTCGCCAAAGTTTAGGTCGTGAGTAAAGCTGGATGTATATTTCATTTAAATAATCTTTTTATTTCGTAGTATAGGTCAAATGTTACTAATATGGTAATGGCAAGTATAAAGCCTATAAATATCCTTACAAAGTCAATGCCTACTTTAAACAGTTCTTTCATAGGTTATTTGTTTTATAGTTGGTTATTGTAGTGCATCATTAATGAATATTTCTTGCATTGTTGGGTCATTGTTTCATCGCTAATCATCATATCATTTGCTTTTTTAGATTGTGCTAAAAAGAATAACCTGACTTTTGACTTTATATCATCGCCTTGTTCTTTTGATATTTTAATCATTTTGCGTTTCCACATATAGTCAAATACTTGATGGTTAATAAACCTAAAGTCTTTTCTAGTTGATTTATCCCACCATATCTTTTCATCCTTTATGGCTTGTTCCTCATCTATGTAATTGTTAGCAGTTGGCTCAATCTTTGGTTCAATCTTTTGCCTTACCTGTACTGCAATCTTTTTGTATTCAGCCATTACATCGCCAAAGAATTTAGGGCTAAATGAACCATAGTTCCTATCTACATCTAAACAACCTAAAACATAAAGTTCAAATGCTGCTCCTAATTCCTTTAGTTTAAATATTCCGTAATTCTTTAGTACAAAGTCAACTAGGAATTGAAATTCAGGGCTTGTGGGTGGAACTGCACCGCTTAATTGAATACAGGTTTTTAAGTGTTCAGCTACTTCAATGCTGGAACATTTTGATATGTGCATTGTTTGTAAGGCATCATAAATTTTAATCTCGCTTTGGTTCAATGTATTTAAGACTGGCAAGTTGTGTGAAGTTACGCTCACTGACATTGGGTTTATGACTTGTGGCAGCATTTCGGATAATGATTTCATCGTTAAAAGATTTATTGTTTAAATATGTGGTTGGGTCTTTACGGAATGTTTTATCAGGGGT